AACCTTCTTCTAGGTTTCTAAGGTCGCCACACGCATCACAGCGTTCAAACCCTTCTCTGTCTGCGCACTCTTCTGAGCAGTAGTAATAATAGCCCCCTCCATCTGTTTCAGCGGTGAGCATTCTGTCCTCGGGATACCACTCTTGGCAGTAGTCACATTGCGTATAGCCCTCATAATGTGCACAACGCTCTGAACAGTAGTAATGGCTAGTTCCTTCTGGATTGATAGAATCATCCTCTGAGTGAATCTCGCCACAGCGTTCACAAATCACGTACCCTGCCTCGTTTAGACATTCAGTGTCGCAGTATATTTCATCACCTACTCTGTAGTAGAACCCTTCCTCTAGGTCTATAAGGACATCACAGCGGTCGCAGGTCGCAGTGGGCCCTCCCTCTAAAATCCCTTGCTTTTGAAGAGGTGAAAGGCCGTGCCCATCATCATAGCCTGCATGTATTCTAGCTGATTTTTCTCTTAGGTTATCTTTGAAGAAGATATAAGCCTCTTCTTTATCCATATCCATAGCCACGCCATCTAAGAAGTTCGCGCCATAATGGTCGTATACTCTGAACCACTCGTGAGTGGAATCATCAGAAAGAAGCTCCATCCCTATTGCGTAGTAATTGTCGTATCTATCTACGAGCCCTTGCCCTTTTGAGATATTCTTAAACTCAGCTTTGGTGAGGTAAGTGTCGCCTAGTGATTCCTTTAAAGTTGTTCTAAGCCCTGCTACAACTTTCGGGTAAAGCATGTCAAACCAGATTTTATCATCTACCAGAAAAGCGTGGGCTCTAAACTCTACCCCAGATAAACAGAGGTCTGCACCATCCACTTTTATGTTTATTGGTGGCTTTGAGTTCCTCACATACATAACAGCCTTAGTAGTAACGCACCCATAAGCAAGCATTGGAATTATTGCTGAATACTCCCCTGCTGTATTTATAACAGTGTCTTTGTCGTATGAAGAGTAGAAAAACTCTGTGCCCCAGCATGTCCTAAAATTAGTAGGGTGGTACGACTTGCCCCCATCAGAGATATCCACAACGCTTGCAGGTGTGTACCCTCCATTTGAGCCACCCGCCATCATGAAATGGTCGAACGGATTTACAGAGAGGATTATGTCTTTCTCTGGTGAGCCTACGTCTTGAAGCCATTTGTCAGTAGCTACCCACAAGGACGAAGCCCCATATTTGTTCTTTTGCTCTGTAAGAGTCCTCACAGCCTGCGAGTTTGAGAAATTTGCCCCTTGCTTCCTTAAGACTTTGAGCATGTCACACGCTGATTTATACAGCCTACCCTCTGTTGAAAAACTTTCCCACAGCTTCTGAGCCTCTTCAAGTATAGACATGAACTTGACGCTGTGCCCATTGTCAACTTGAAGGTACAGCTTGCCCCCCTCAAGTGTTAGATAGAGCTCTACAGTGGGGTAGGTTTCTGTAAAAAGATTATAGTCCCTGCTGTAGTCATCCCTCGTGCCTAGTCCGTTGTAGGTATCCAAATTGTACACAGACACCTCATCTGTGAGGTTACGCCCATACACACAGTATTTATTCCTGTTAGGCGTGTCCTCGGTTCTAAGGTCTACAGTCACCAGAGCCCCAAATGATGCCCCAGTACGGTGAAGCAGAGTTCTTTCTTGTGCCTCATTTATGAGCTTTCGCCCCTTAAGCACCTCAGTGATGTAACTGGACCAGTCTTGCAGACTACCTTGCAAGCTGTAGTTCTCCTTGATTTTAGCGAGGTAATCCTCCAGACCTATCTCTATCTTGTGTTTACCAATTACAGCCCTGCCTTGCTCGTCAAACTGCAAGGCAGTGTTGTAGTGCCAATGGCTAATTTTACGCCCCAGTACCCCATGATAGCCACCCTCGTAGTTGTCATGTAGAAAATCTTCAAGTTCTCTAATACCGTATCCCATTTCCGTTCCTCCTCTATAATTCTGGCATCTGCCAGATAACTTTATCAAATTCAAACCATTTTCTCAGAAATGCCTCAAGCTCAATCATTGTGAGCCCCTTTTTCATGATGGATACAGGGAAGCGTGTAACCACTTTCCCTCTGTAATATAGGATTAGCATCCCTCCACCTCCTCAAACTCTGTAATGGTTCGCATAGTGCCACAAGGACTTGTAGACGTATGTTTCTTAGGGCTTGCCTTAGAACCTTGCGTCTCCTCTTTACCTCCTAAGCCTTTAAAAAACGGTATTGCATCCATAAAACGCTCTACCCACTCACTATCTACTGTTTCGGTTGAGCCACTCACAGTGACCCATTTGCCCGCTTTCTTCTCTTGCCTAGTCTGTGTTATTTTGTACTTTAACATAATAAAACCTCCTTATATGGTTATGTAGCACCACTGTATTGCGGTGTAGTGCTTTTTTAAAGGCTCACGTGAGTATTTCATCATGTAAGCCCTTAAAAGGGCACTACGCCCTTTAATCGTTGCCCCACGCCCTATTTATAGCGTTACGGTATTCTATAACCGCTTCAGTAAGCTCTGCCATGTCCTCACGGAACTCTGCCTCAGTGATTAATTCTCTGATGTAGTGGGCCACAGCCTTGTCAACTCTATCTCTGTAATAATCAGAGGGACTTATACCCTCTAATCTTAAATCAGTTACTGATTTTAGCATACTACCACCTCCTCAAAAGTTTCTAGGTTAAAGATGGCAAGCTGATTACGCTCTTTCCCTAGCTCCAGAGCTTTATCCCTTGAAGCTATGTTTTCAGATAAATCGAGGTATACAGAGCCCTCGTTTACCCAAGTTCCCAGACACAATGCAGGGTTTGACATTAACTTCTGGGCGTGCTCACCAATGTAAGCAGCCACTATGCCTGTAAAAAACTCACTCACAGGGACTTTAAGTTCAAATCCCTCAAGTGCCACCATATACCCTCCAGAGGGCTTTTCACCTGTAAAGGGCTTGATAGTTAACCCTCCATCTTTTAGCGTGTCCTCAACCACGCTGTATAACATATCATAGCTAAATTCTAGTTTCATAATAGTTCCTCCTTAAATTTTGTTTATGTAGCAGTTGCCTGCTTTTTACAGGGTAGAGCGTGAGTTTTAATTAAAACTTGTATTCGTATTCAGTAAAGCTCCACAGAGCGTTTTTTACACCCTTCTCAAGAGAAGCTTCAACTAATGTGAAGCCTCCAAAATTAATATCGAGGCGATAGTCTACAAAATGACTATCACTCTCTGTTTCTAGGGTATGCCCTAGTAACAGGTAGTCAGCCTCTAGGTTGGAAAAATTGTGATTATCCACTAAAATGTTTTTTATCATGGTAAAACCTCCTCAAATTTTAGTTTATGTAGGCTCTACCCTGTAAAAAGAAGGCACTTAAGCTTTACGGTATTACAGGATAGTTTGACACCTGTAATTTAACGACTCCATGCGTATATATGAGAGGCTCCTCACCTAAAATGAGTTTGCCACGTTCCACCCCCGCCAACCTTCTTTCAGTCCCTGCTCACGTACTCAAACAGAGGCCAATCAATAGTTCCAGCCCATCCTCCCCGCCCTATATGGGCATTTTAGAGGGATTCAGAGGGTTTTCTCAAACCGTAGGACGGTAAAGAGTCCCAATCTCGCACAAAAGAACATGCGTTCGTATTTAATTATCAAGGTTCGTTCGTGTCCGTACGGACATATAGTCCCATATTGAGGGCGATTGAACGCTTTTGTAATCCCTCGCATAGCGTGAAGGCGTTACAGTCACTCAATTAAAGCCTAGGGACAGGCTTGAGGCGTTGCGGTGGGACGGTGTTATTGTAAAGATGTTTACAAAAGGCACACCGCATCACAGAATGAACAGAGTGTTCATAATATGGACATGTCCAGAATGTGGACACACTGTGAGCTATAGATAGAGCCCACGCATACGCTATAAAGATTTAAAGGTACAACCTGCTTGGAGCAGGTGGGAAAGGCTTGCTTTCCATGTATCCATTACACCATAGATTGACCAAAATGTCAATACCTATAGCTCAAAGCATTGATATGACTGCGTTTCAGCGATGCGGGATTACAGCATCATTTAATTATTTTAGGGTCAAAATGGCTCAAAGCGTTGGTACTACAGGGGTTGAGGGGATTTCTCTGCGATACAGAGGCTCTGGGAAGCGGTAAAGCAGGGGGGAGGGGCGACCGTGGGGTGGGGGTGCGGCTTTAAAGAGGCGCAGTCCGACAGTAATAACGATTTTAAAACACCCTAGAAAAGTAGCACTACTGTAACAGGGAGTAATTGGAACGGTTTGGCGGTATTACAGGGTATGGTGGTAAAATAAAAAATATAATTTACTACCTCATTTACTACCGTCAAACCCAGCTATAGCCTCATATATTATATAAGTAGTAAAAGTAGTAATAATATATATAATATATACACGGAAATACATCACATCCTGTAATACATACGTAAAATATATTACGTGTATATATTTGCATATATAAAAAATAAAAGTGCGATTTTTTTTACTACTTTCCCTGTAACGCTGTCGCAGACTGGATTTGACGGTAGTATTTCGATTTATTACCTTTACTACTACAACCCCTGTAACGCAGTAACACGAACGCCTCAGAGAAACAGCTACTTTTTGCGAGTTTTCCCTACTTTTCTGCGTTTTTCTTACTACTTGGTAGTCAAATCATAAAATTTTAGAAAAGTAGTTACAAAAAAGTTACAGAATTTTTTAGTTACTTAATAGTAATTAAGCTAATAATATAATTATATTGAATAAAAATTTTCTATTTTTAGGCATAAAAAAAAGAAACAAGTGGGGGACTCGTTTCTTTTTCTGAGGAGTGTCTTATATATGTTCGGAAGGAACCTTAAGAATATTCTACCAAATCCCTTCCTGTTTGTCAACTAAAATTCGCTCTCACAAACCTCTTCTGTATCAAGCCCTAGCTCTGTAGCAAGGAGTCTCCTTTTCTCTACATCAATAGCCTCTTCTGTGAACATAATATCCAGAATCTTCTCCTGTAGCATAGAGGACTTGAGCTTTTCTAACTGGAACATATAGGCTTTTACTGGGGTATTTTGTTTTGGTACTTTCACGGATTTGTATTCCACTACCTCAGACTTTAGGCAGTATTCCTTCATCGTATTAACACTGTGAGGCGGTGAGTTCCTTGACTCCGCAAGGTAAGATGCCCAAGCATTGTATAGTGACCTAAAGGAAGTAAATCCTATGCCCTGCTTAGTCACAATGTAGTGTCTCTTAGGAAGCAGTCTGCCTTCAAGAATCATTGTAGCAAAGTCCTCAAGCATTATACTTACAGGGTCGAACTCTGCAATTTCTGCTAGTGAGCACTGAACACTGTGCTCTTGGTTAGCTTTTACACGCTCTTCCAGTTCTGGGAATAGCCAAGAAATCCCTGCATAGGTTACAGCCCTTATAAAAGCTGTTCTATCATCTGCTCCACTGCTAATTAATTCCTTCCTTCTGTCATTCAGTAGCTTGTGGAATTTCCTGTATTCCCCTTCTATTGTCGAAAGCCTTACAGCTTCTCTGGCGATAACTTTAAAAAGCTTTTCTTCATAAGGCTTGAACTCTTGGTAGACTCTCTGGTTATTTGTAGCCCTATCTAGCTTGATTAGGAAACATCTGGAGAGTAGTCCTCTATCCTCTGGGGAATCCTCGCCAGACAGTATCACTGTAGAGAAGAGCTCTGCCTTTTGTACCACTGACGCAACTTTCGTACCTTTGGATACCCCTTGTCTTTCAAAGGCTTCTTTTAAGAACTGTGTCTTATACTGGATGTTCCTATCATTCTCCCTGTATTCATCGTACCAAACAGGGATGTTGGAGTAGTAAGCCATCATCCTCGACATACCTACTACTGAGGAGTTGAAAGAATCTGCTCTGGTGTTGTTTACATTAAGGGCACAATTTAGGTGTCTAGCAAGTGTTGATTTACCAGAGCCACTTCTGCCTGTGACAAAGAGAATAGGGAATCCATTGTGAGCCTCTACTACTTTTTCAGAAAATGCCCCTGCAATCAGCCAACCAATAGCCTCTACAACATCTGGATTACCATATGCTCTGTCTAAAAGGTCTATTGCCTCTAGCTGTACTTCTCTTTCTAGGTGATTTTCTAGGTCTATTCTAGGAATGTATCTAGTCGAAGAGTCGCTGTATATAGAGCGGGCTCTTACTGTTAAATCCCCAACCTTGAAGTTGTTTTCTTCATCTGGAGTGTAGAAAGTGCCATCCATCACTAAGGCGTTACCAAATAGCCAGTATTTGTCTTGCCTTCCTACTGTAGCGGGTAGGGTGATATCCATTACATCATCACTGTTATCTAGGATGTACAGCATCACTTGGTCGAAGTCCTCCTTAGAGCCCATGAAGATGAAGTCCCCTACTTCAAAGCATCTTTTCTTAAAGGCGTTGAGGCTAGTTAGCTCCTCTGCTCTAAACATCACAGGGTCAGATACATAGCCAGACCTAGAAGCTAAAATGAACTCCCTGTTTCTTCCATCTGGCATGTGGAAGTATGCAACAGGCTGTAGCACAAAATTGGAAAGTGTTACTTCTCTAAATCCAGCTTGGGTTAGTACAGGTTTTATATAGGCGTTGTCATACTCATAAATTCCTGTCTCACTTGTTCTGTACTGAGCAACTGCTGTAGCACCGCATGACTTGAACAGTTTGTCTATTGCTCTTTTAGAAATCCCTTTAATCTCTTTAAGCTCTGACTTTAAAACCTCAGCATCTACTTCTGACATTACACTTAGTAGGAAAGACACAGCATCTTCGTTGTAAGCATAGTTAGGGTCTTTAGCAATCTCATTAAAAAAGGCTTTCTTTGTTGCAGGAACTACAGGAAGTTTCATAAGTAGCTCTGTAAATCTATCCATATCCTCTGTACAGGCATCCATAAACATTGAGTTTACATCCTTTATGCCTTTAGGTAGAAGTCTTATTAAGGTTTTTTCTGGGTGGTCGTTGGCTACAGCCATAGCAAGCTTAAGCCCTGCCTCGTCATTGTCCTTAGTAACTATTATGCTCTCAAACTCGTCCATAAAACCGCTCTTATCTTCTCTGTACGTGTCAGCCCCTACAATACCTATTGCTGTGAAGCCTGCCATCTGCATAGTCAGTGCATCTGTCTCACCCTCTAAGATATCAAGGACTTTTTTAGAGCTCTTATCCACAAGGTCTAACCCATAATAAGGGTTGTGCCAGTCATCTGTCTGTTTGCCCCACGTGAACTTCGCTATGCCTTCTACTTTTTCATAGGTTCTTCTTAGCTTCTCTGCAATTACTTTCCCAGAGAAGTCATAAAAAGGCATGAGCACTCCTTCTTTTACATCCTTAAATCCCCTTGACTTTAGGAACTCCTCAGTGTATCCTTTGTACTCAGCTAGACCTTTTATATTCATAACCTCTGGTGGTGTGATGTTGAAGTCTTTCTTAAGAAGTTGCTCCGCTGTTTTAGCATCTTTAGCCTTTCCTGCGATAACCATAAGCTGTAAGGCGTTGTTGCCTGCATCCTTTTTTGAAAAGCAGATACAGTCAAACACACCACCTTTATCATATATCTTAAATGATGGGTCGCTCTCTTTGTGTATGGGGCAACGTGTCTTATATATCTTCTTACTAGCAGTGTTTACTTCCAAAATAAAATCTGAATCTTGGTAACCAAAATACTTTTTGAGAATTTCCCTAATGTCTATCTGGCTAACTTTTCGCATATCCTGTCCCCCTACTTATCTTGTTTTTTCTTGAATTGATATGGCTTTAGTTGATTAACTTCAAAAGCATGTTCTTCAAATTTTGGACTTGGGAAGTCAAACCTTGTAGGATTTATCAGCCTGCTGTCCCTGTTAGTCTGGAACTTTATGCCAAGCACATCGCTAGGCTCTTCCCCTTGTCTATAATAAAATAACCTTCCGTTTTTCATATTGACTGGTCGTGATGCCACCAGTATATCCCCAGTTACATAAGCGAAAATCATTGATGCCATAAAATGTGTTGCTGTGATTTTGTCCTTCTTAAGTTTCTTCTTAAAAGCCCCCATAAGGGACTTCTCCATGTTGAAAGTAATGGGTGATGTTATTGCTTTTCTAAATATCATAGCCTCTCCTCCTGTGTTTTCTATAAATATACAATACATCTATTAAATGGTTATGTCAACAATAAATTTTTAACATGTAAAAAGTCGTGTCTATTTTCATTATAATTAATTGAAAGGAGGGTGAACATGAGCGAGAAGAAAAAAGATGATATAGGTGTAAGTGAAGCATACGAAATTATGGATGCTGACCCTATCCATGAAATAGAGGACGAGGTAGGGCTTTACGCCCCTGTGAGCACCAGCACACCAGAACATGAGGCAATGAGAATTTTGTATCTTCACAGCTTGGGCTACAGCCAGAGCCAGATAGCAATGCACTACAAAATGTCTGCTAAAAGAGTTAGAGAGCTTATGAAGTCTGAGGAGTTTAGACTATTAGCACAGGAGTATACTAAGAATACAACCATGATGGCTAAGCTTTCTCTTTCTATGGTTACAGAAAAAGCAATGTCAACTCTTATAGGACTTCTTGATTCCAAGAGTGAGAAAGTGAGACTTGCTACTGCTAAGGATATTTTAGATAGAGCAGGTCTAGTTACAAAGCAGACTGTACAGTTTACAGAAAACACAGGTCTTGGAGCTATGGATGATGACCATCTTTTAGATGTTGTTTCTAAATCCATGCAGGACATACTGAGCAGGAGGGACGCAGAAAATGGCAATAACAAAGGCACAACTGGAACTCCTTAAGCGTGAGTCCTACAATGACTTTTACACCTTCGCCAAGTATGTGTGCCAGTGGACTGAAATGGAGGAACAACCTCACAGGGAAATGTGTTACTTCGCCACTATGGGGCTCGAGGACTGGGTAGATAACAGAGGCAACAAAATGCTAGTAAACTACCAACCCCCTGTAAGCACTGAGCAGATAAAAGCTATGTATGAAAGAGCAGGGGAGAGTTGGCTTGCTAGGCACAAGAAGCTTATCCAAGTGCCACGTTCTAGCTTTAAATCCTCAGTAATCTCTAACGCACTTATACTGTGGCTACTTTGGCACAATCCTAATATACGTATAATGATAGGCTCAGAGACACTGGGCAACTCGAAGCTTTACTTATCAGCAATTAAAGACCAGATAGAGAACAATGAGTTACTGCGAATCATTTGCACTAACGACAAGGGGGTCTACTTACTAGAGCCTGCTAAGGATGTTACAGGAGGTTGGACGGAAGACCAAGTGCTATTGAAACATAGGACAGACCTCGGACGTAAAGAGCCAACTATATTTTGTACCTCCGTTGAAAATACCAGAACAGGACTTCACCCAGACGTTATAGTATTCGATGACCTTGTTTCTGAGGGTAATGTAAACACAGCTAATAACATTCAGAAAACCAAAGATGTTTACAAGTATTCCCTATCCCTGTTAGACCCTACAGGAATTTTATTTGTAGTAGGAACAAGATACCACTACAACGACCTGTATAACGACCTTTTAAAGTCCCCCTCATTTGACAAGCTCGTAAGACCCGCTGTACTCCCAGATACAGGAGAGCTTTACTTCCCTAAGAGGATAACGCATGCCTTCCTAGAGGAGAAGAAGCAGGAGCAGGGTACTTATATCTTCTCTTGCCAGTACATGCTAGAGCCTGTGGATGATGCTATGAGGGACTTCCAGAAGCACTGGTTCAAGTGGTTTAAGGCAGATGACTTAGAGGAAATTACAGAGAAATGTATCAACTACTACGTAGTTACAGACTTTGCAATATCCCTTAAGAAACGAGCCGACTACACTGTAATAATGGCTGTAGGGGAGACCTTTGATAAAAAGCTTTACGTGCTTGAGTACGACAGAGGCAGGCTCAATCCTCATGAGACTATACAGGCACTATTTGAAATGTGTGCTAAGTACAAGAAGAGGCTTAGAAGAGTCCAGATAGAATCTGTTGCTTTCCAAGCATCTATGATGTATCTTATTAAGAATGAGCAAAAAAGAAGAGGCGTAAGACTTCCGTTACTGGAGACTAAGCCCCGCCAGAACAAAGAGGAACGTATCAAATTGCTAATCCCTCTGTTCGAACGTGGCGAAGTTTTCCTAAAGGAAGGTATGCAGGATTTGTATGACGAGCTAGTGAGTCTTGGCTCATGGGAGCATGATGACGTAGCCGATGCTTTATCAAACATCCTTGAGTGCCTTAAGCCTTACGCACAGTTAGCCACAGACTCCACAGATGACCCTAGCACCATAAGGAATAGACGAACAAACTACTAAGGAGGGATTATATTGATATACAAATTAGAAAGACTGCTAGAAAAAGAGGATAAGGAAATTGTTGAATTAATCTATGACTGCCTAGATAAAGCTGAAAAGAATCAGAGACCTTATCTGGAAAGATTTAAAAGATACTATGAGCTTTATAGGAACTACATAGCAGAAGAGAACAAAAGACAGCATGGCTCTAACCTTTTTATACCATATACATTCGAGGCTGTAGAGACCATTGCTCCTAGACTTGTTACTGCTATCTTCAACAACAGACCTTACATGACAGCCGTACCTTTAAGTAACACAGCTTATGAAAATGCTAGGAATATGGAAATGCTTCTTGACTATCAAGCAGAGAAGTACCTAGACCCTATACTATTTTTTACGATGGTGTTTAAGAACACACTTAAGTATGGGACTTCAATAGTCAAAACTACGTGGAAGTTTACAGAAAAGACAATTAGAGTTAATAAATATGAGAAAAACCCAAAGCTTTCAGCCTTGATGCAGAGAAAAGTGGAGACTGAAAAAATTGTAACTTACAATGCCCCTTACATGGAGATTGTACCTCTTGAGGACTTCTTCTTTGACCCAAGTGCCAGTGACCTAGAGAGTGCTAGGTTTGTTATCCATAGATACTATGAAGATATTGATATCATAAAAGAGAAGGTAGAGGATGGGATATATAAGGCTAAGGAAGAAGATATTGAGAAGCTTAGTGAGGAGTCTTTCCACTATACTGAAAACACGTTTTCGTCAGCTCAAAGAGTGGATGGTGTCACAGGAGGAGATTCTAAGCCAGAAGGTATGGCGGAGATTCTTGAGTTTTGGGGTGACGACTGCGTTATAAAGGTTGCAGGAGATATAATCCTAGACATAGATTACAACCCATTCTTCCACGGAGAACGCCCATTTGTTAGATTCCTAGACTACCCTGTAGCGAATGAGTTCTATGGCATTGGTGAGGTTGAGGTAATTGAAAGCCTTCAAGAAGAGCTTAATACCACTAGAAGCCAGAGACTCGACAACGTTACTATGGTAATCAATAATATGTGGAAAGTTGTGAGAAACTCAAACATAGACCCCAACCAGTTAATATCAAGACCTAATGGAATAGTGGAAGTTGAAGACCCTAATGACCTAACTCCTCTAACTGTGCCAGATGTAACTGAGGCGGGCTACAAGGAAGAACAGATAATTAAGGATGACATAGACAGAACAACTGGGGTGAATGATTACACTAGAGGAGGAAACCCTGCTAGGCGTGAGACAGCAACCACCGCTTCCCTCCTGTCTGAATCTGCCAATGAGAGATTTAAGCTTAAGATTAGACTTCTTGAAAAGACCTCATTCAAGCAGGTAGGATATCAGTTAGTAGCTTTAAATCAGCAGTTTATAACTGAGGATGTTGAAGTAAGGCTGTTTGACAAGACTAAACCTATGGAGCAAAACTACACCAACCCAGAAACAGTGAAGCTGTCTCCACAAGACATAGCAGGGCAATTTGATTTAATCCCTTGCGGTTCTACTACTGAGCCTTTGGCAAACAAAGAGCTTCGCCAGACACAAATCACTCAGCTTTACAACACTATGGGGCAAAGTGAGTATATTAACCAGCCAGAATTTCTTACTGCTATACTTGAAGCCTTTGATTTTAAGAACGTGGATAAATTAATTTTGCAACAGCCACCAATGCCAGAACAACCAATGGCAGGTATGGAAGGCATGATGCCAGAAGGAGTTGGGGGCAGTGAGCCTCTTCCAGAAGAAGCTGTTGCGCAAGACCCTTATTTCCAAAATATGCAGTAGGAGTGATAACTTATGAATAAATTCAATATAATGGATGTAGATAGCGGTATCCTCGCTTCTCTTGTTCAAGACCCTCGTTGGGAGCAAGTGGAGCTTGTCCTTAAGCAGAGGGAAACCTCTCTGATAGACAGGCTCACAACTGCCCCTATTGAAGAGGTTGTGGGTTTACAGGCAAGAATAGCTGAGGTAAGATATCTAACGAGAGAGCTTGAAAAGTACAAGGGAGGTAAGCAATAATGGATGGTGAAAACATAATAGGTTCTGGCATAGGACAGGCTAGTGATTTTTTTGGTGATGCTCCTTCTTATGAAGAGAACGAAGATTTTTTAGATGATGATTTTGAAGATGAAGAGCTAGAAGATGAAGAGCTAGAAGATGAAGAGCTAGAAGATGAAGAGCTAGAAGACGAAGAGCTAGAAGAGGATAATGGTGAGGAAGAGCCCGAAGAAGATTTAGAGGGTGAAGAAGAAGGGGAAGATGCAGGAGAAACATATGCCCCAGAGGAATACCTCGATGTAGTTAAGATGCTCGCAGGTGTTCAGCTAGGACTCCTAGATGCACAAGGCAATCCTGTAGAGCCTCAAAGTAACATGATGGTTGACGTAGCCCAAAGATATGAGAATCAGCTTAGATATCAGAAGCTAGAAAATGATATACTTAAGCTACAAGGGCAGGACGAGGACTTCAACGAAGTCGCTCCTACATTTGCGCAAACTGTACTAGATATGCCCCAGATTCTTGAATATGAAAATGGAGCTAACATTCTCTACCAGATAGCTAAAGCTAATTATATCCAGACAATACTTCCTCAGATTGTAAATGAGCTAGTAGAAGAAAGGGCTAAAGATACTGCGAAGAAGAAATCCTTCCAGACTAGAACATCGGCAGGCTCTTCAAGAGCAGATAGTGGAGCTAAAGATATCATGAGTGGTATCATGGCAGAGGCTCAAAGAACAGCAAAACTATTTTAAGGCAGTTAGGGGCACACCGCCCCCTGTACATATATAATTTACTATAAGGAGGTAATAACTATGGCTTTACACACATCGGCTAGAGGTACTGCGAATACCGAAGCTAAACGCCAAGTTGTAGATATGAGCGAAAGCATTTCAATGCTAAGACCATCATCTGCACCGCTTCTAGTTCTTTCTAAGAAACTAGATACAAATAGTTGCCATAACTATAAATTCGAGTGGATTAACTAAAGGTTGAAGTCGCCTTCGGTTCACTTTAAACCTGTCTAAAATCGGTGAACACCCTAGTGATAGGACAATACCGAGCCAACCTGCTCTTGCGTTTTGAGGATGATTCTGATAAACTAGAGGCAGGAGGTGTAACGACTGTGAATAATACGAAAAGAATCAAAGGAATTGTAATGGGTATGACTTTAGGTGATGGGCACTTAATGATTGCTAAAAAGGGAATAAATGCTTGTATGAGAATAACACATACAGAAAAGCAAAGGGAATACTTGGAACACAAGAAAGCACTGCTAGAGGAACTAACCTCTGTAGCTGTGAGTGAGAAACCGCCAAGACTTCCCAAGCACCCTAACATTGAGATAATGCTCACATCCAGAAACCACCCTCTGTATACTAGAACGCACAAAATTCTATATGGAACAGGCACTAAAAGATTAACTCCTGTAGCACTGAGTTGGCTCACGCCAGAAGGTATAGCTCTATGGTACATGGATGATGGCTCTCTTACTAAAAGCTACAGAACAGGCTCTACAGGGGCTAGGTTCATAGCAAATAGAACTCTATGGCTTAATACCTGTGGGTTTACTTTAGAAGAGCAACAGTTAATCATAGATTTTTTTAAAAAGGTGTATGATATAGAGTTTAAGCTACAGGCAAAAACAAAGATAAAGGGTAAGCAATACTACTCCCTAAGAACTAATGCAGGGAATGCTAACAAGTTCATAGAGCTAGTAAAACCTTACATCGTGCCTAGTATGCAGTACAAAATAGATATGGAGTATACGTACTCTAGGTAGATTCTTCGGTTATTCGTACGATGGGGGCTGAAAAGCCAAGATACAGTCTGAACTCTGGTGAGAGCCAGAGAGGATAACAGAAATGTGTATCCCCCTTTAAGGGTAACAAAATGGGAAGATGACTTCATGGCAAGATGGACTACCGCTCTTGCAGGAATTGATGCTGTAGCTACAGCACTAACTGTTCCTGTAGACCAAGCTTCATTAATTGCTGTAGATGACTTAATCAAGGTTGCTAGAACTAGCGAGGTTCTAAGAGTAACTGGTATTTCTTCAAACACTTTAACAGTAGTTAGAGGTTACGGAGAGACTACAGGAGCTATAATCAATACAGGAGATAAACTTCTTGTTATTGGTAATGCTATCATGCAAGGTGCGGGAGCTCCTGCTGAGAAGTACAATGACGTTGTTCCTGTGTTTAACTACACACAAATCTTCAGAACACCTTTCTCAGTTACTAACACTTTCAATGCTACTAAGGTTTATGGCAAGAAAGAGCTAGATAGACTTAGATTCAAAAAAGGTGTTGAGCACAAAATGTCTATAGAGTACGCTCTTCTTTTCGGAGAGAAGAAACTAGACACAACAGGCTCTCAACCTAGAACTACTACTGCGGGAGTGCTTTCATTCCTAAAGGGTACTTCTAATATCATGTCAAAAGCAAAATCTGCTGTAACTGAGGCTGACTTCATCGCCTTCTGCGAGCAGGTGTTTACTTATGGAAGTGAGTCTAAGATAGTTTTATCTTCTCCTATGCTACTTACTGTTCTTGACAGTTTTGCAAGAAACAGACTTAGTGTAATCCAAGCAGATAAAACGAAGAGCTACGGACTTGATGTAACTTCATTCGTTACTCCTCACGGAACACTTAAGTTTGTAAAACATCCGCTTCTTGTAGGTGGATATGATGGGCACGGAATAGTGCTTGACCCAGAAGAGCTTTCTTACAGAAACCTTCAAGGCAGAGACACTAAACTTAATACCAATATCCAACTTCCAGATGAAGATGGCAAGAAGGAAGAGTATATCACTGAGGCAGGTCTTGAGCTTCGTCAAGTTAAGAAGCACGGACTTATCCAATTGACATAAATCCTCCTGTAATGAAAAGAGAGTCTGATAATAGGCTCTCTTTTTCTGTATAATGAATTGAAAGGAGGAGATTAAATGAAATTTTATTGTCATGCTTACCCTAATGCTCTTATAGAAGGGGTTAGATTTAATAACCATTACGCTGAAACATTTGATGCTACGGAGATTATAAACCTTACAAAGTCGCCTCTAGCTGTGCCTGTAGAAGAGGATACAGGCGGAGAGGAAAGACCAATTACAAGAGACGAGAAAGATATAGATTACAAAGAGTTCACTATGACTGAGCTTAGAGAATACCTAGATTTACTCAAAATAGAGTATCCTGCAAAGGCTAGAAGATACGAACTACTTAAGATTTTGGAGGAGGCGAAGCAATAATGGCTACAGTCTCAAACCTAATAATGGAGGGTAACTCCACAGTAGACGAAACCTTCGATAATGCCGATTGGTTGGCTTGGTTCAATGGTGCGCTAGGCGAGCTATCTCTTGCTCTTAATCTTGAAGGCAAGGCAGATGTTACAATAGATTATGACCCATACGACCCTGCAATCATTCATAGAGACTTTCCTCTACCCACTGATTGCATAATGCTAAGCGCTATTTTAGACAGCAATGGGCAGATGCTTAGGCTCACAACTATAGACAAGGCTAAAGAAGGCTCAAAGATATACGAATATGGGGGCAGAATTTACTTTTCTGATGACTACCCTGTAGGCTCTACATTCAGCCTGCTTTACACAAGGAGACCTACACAGCTTAAGAATGATAGTGATGTTCCCGAAGTTCCAGAGGAATTTCAGCAACTACTTGTAATCTATGGGTGCTATAAGTCCCAGCTTAAAGATGATGAACTAGAAAGAGCGCAGATGTTCTATATGGAATATTTGACACAAAAGAAAAACTTTGAAACTCACATGAAACGTACCCGCCCTAAGAAATCTATGGGCTATGGCAGTTCTTGGCAGGTGATTAGATAATGGGAAATAGAAGAACAAAAACATATCTTGGGCTACTGGGGCAAAATGACACATCAGCCCCAGATACCCTTACTGACTTTGAAGCCCGCCTTCTGCAAAACGTAGAGCTCTCTTCAAAGGGGGCGCTCATTATGCGTGAAGGTACTGAGCTTTACAAGGCTGTACTTGCGGGTAAGCAGATAGATAGAATCATAGAATACAGGAAGCAAAATGGCACTGTTCACATTCTGTACGCTGTAGACGGTAAACTTATGAATCATGCAGGCACTCAAATAGCTACAGGACTTGTAACCAGTAAAATCCACTCCTGTGTCTATCAAGACATTCTTTACATAGTTGATGGAACAAATTACTACAAGTACGATGGCACAACCTTTGGGGCTGTGGTGGCTAATACAGGGGAAGGGTGTGACCTAACTCCTATAAAGCGTTGTAGATACATTTTCCCAAGAGGTGACAGAATATTCTTCGCAGGAGATAGCCAAAACCCTAACTTCCTGTACTACTCTGAGCTTCTTAAGCCAGATTATGTAAAAGCTCTTAATGTTGTAAAGACATTAACAGATGATGATGACATTATAACAGGGCTTGTGGCGTACAAAGGGGCTATGCTAGTGTTCAAGAAAAAGCGTATATTCGCTTGGTTTGGGCACAACATACTAGAAGAGGTAAGTTTTAGAGAAGTTGACTCACAGGCAGGCTCAGTGTCTCAGCAGACAATTCTAAAGGTTGAGGACAAGCTACTCTTCATGGGGCTAGATGGTATATACATGCTGTATGGGCTCTATCCAGAGATGATAAGCTCTTCCAAAGTCTCAAGGGCTGTGCAAAAGACATTTGATAAGTTCACAGACCATACAAACGCCTTCGCCTGTTTCTACAAGGACAAAGCAATGTTCTGGGGTAGCACAGCTACAGGTAAACAGGCTCTTGTTATGCACACCAATATAGGCACTAAGGAAAGCGACCAAGCCTCTCCATATTCCGTGTACACTGGAATTGATGCTACCTGTGCTAAAGTCTTGTTTGATGGCACTCTCCTTATAGGCACAGTCACAGGGGATGTTATAAAGTCAAACCCTACTGTATACTCAGATAGGGGCGCAAGAATTGCTGTTAGAATCCTAACTAAGTATTATGATATGGATACTCCTTTCATAGTTAAGAAGGTTAAGCGGGTGTATTTAGCTGTACAGCAAAATAAGGAGCTACACACTGATATGGATGTTATGCTCTATGTGGGAGCTGACTACAAGGCGTTTAAGTCCTACCTAGACGTTTCTCTTGTATATGGAGAAGGTAATTGGTCTGGTGGAGCTTGGGGATGGTCTGACATAGCACATGGCTCAATTAGTGCCAACATGAAAGGAACTAGAGCATACCTAGATATCCAGAACTTCGAAGCAGGACTACCGTGGGTATACTATGGGTGTATGTTCGAGTACAAAGAAAAGAAACCAGAGAGGTTCAAATCCTCCTCTGTAACCTTATAGTAAAGGAGGAAACTAAATGGCTCAAAAATCCAGACTGTACACCTTTCCTAATGGGCAACCCTCTGACGGACAGAAGGTACAACTTGAGTTTGATAATGTCTACGCAGGCATAAATAACATAGATGCCACCCAAATACAAGATGGCTCTATGACAACTGCCAAGCTAGCCAATGGGGCTGTCACAAGTCTCAAGCTTGAGAATTTAAGCATAACTACTGCCAAGCTTGTTGATGGGGCAGTCACCACTCCTAAGCTTGCAGACTCCTCTGTTACTTCTCCTAAAATAGCAGATAATGCTATAACCACTATTCATATAGCTGATGGAAGTATAACAAATGCAAAAATGCAAAGTGACATAATTAATACTGATAATATTTTAGCTGGAGCAGTAACTTCTCCTAAAATAGCAAACAATAGTGTTACAAATGAAAAACTTACAGGTAATATTGAACAATCTAAAATACTTGATACTGGATATCTTACAACACGAATTGATAAAAAAATTGAAAGTGAAATTATAACAAGTGGTAATTTGCCTAATACTGGTAATACACATGTATTAAAAACTACGCAAGGAGCAACAATTTTCCCTGTAACTATCGCATCAGCAATAAGTGATTTAACTGGTGCTAATTTAGGTGATGGTAGCATCACTGTAGAGAAGTTATCCCCTGCTGTTGTAGATTTAATTAACAACAGTGTAGGATTTGCTACTACAGTTATAGATTGTGGCAACTTTGAGGATTCAAGTATCATTCTTGAGTTTGATTGTGGCACATTTTAAAGGAGGTATCACATGGCAAATAAGGTAAAGATTAAACGTGGTTTAAAAGCCACTCTCCCTGTTCTTGATGTAGGTGAACAAGGATTTTGCACAGATACAAATGAATATGTTTTAGGGAGTTCCACAGGCAATGTATTTTTTAGTAATAAAGAAGAGATTGCTTCGCAATTGGCACAGATTGTAAATTACGTAACCCCTTATTGTAGCGTTTATCATAATGTAAATCAGAGTGCTGCCTCTAATGTATTTACAACATTATCATTCAACAGCGAAAGAGCCGACACTAAAGGTATGCATGACTTATCGAATAACAATAGCAGATTAACTTGTAAGGAAAGCGGAAAATATTTAATCACAGCAAATGTTACATTTAGTATGTTATCTGCGGTTGGTGTAAGGAGTTTAAGTCTTAGATTGAATGGTAACACTTTTATTGCTCACATTAATAACACTCCCCCAGCGGCTAATGTGGAAGTAGGTATGAACGTTTCGACAATAATCGAATTAAACGAAAACGACTATGTAGAAGTTGTGGTGTACCAAGCAACTGGCTCGTCACTAAATATAAATTATACAGGTGATACTTCACCAGAATTTAAAATGATAAAGGTGGGATAGAATGAAAAAAATAGAAATAATTAAAGAATTTAACGCTCCAAAGCTATACGATGAATTATTGCAAAAAAACTTAATAACTCCAGTACAGGATAACGGGATGTCGAGATTACAGGGGGGTTTATTATTTGTTGAAGATGATAGCGATATTGTAGCTATACAGACGGTTATAGATGCACATGACCCAACACCATTACCATCACAACCTACAACAGAAGAAAGATTGAAAATGGCAGAAGAAACAATTTTATTTTTATTAATGGGAGGAATGTAAAATGGTATACGGATTTTTATTAAACATGTGGATTATGGGAAGAATTGACGAGATGTATTTAACACAAATGGTTACAATGAAAAGAATTACAGAAGAAGAAAAACAAATGATACTTGCTACTCCACAAGCAGTTGTAACGCAATAGTTTAAAATTGTGAAGCTTAGAAAGGAGAGCCTTATGTCTAAAGCAGATATTGCAATTAAGACAGGGCTAGAGCTTAAAAAACAAGGCGTTAGGTACTCTCTGGGGGCTAAAGCAAAGCCTCCTAGCGTACCTAAATTTTTAGACTGTTCTGGGTTTATACGCTACTGCCTATTATCAGCAGGAGTAAAAATCCCAGACGGTACATACGCCCAGTTTAATAGCTCTATGCCTATCGAACTGAAAGACCTTAAAGTAGGAGACTTAGGATTCCTGCAAAAGCCCACAGATAAAGGCACAAACCACGTAGGTATTTACGTGGGTAAAGGGAACTGGATGCACTGCAACTACAGCAGAAATGGTATAACTGTAGAGCCTACTAAGATGTTCAATAAGTACCCTAGAAGATACCTGCCTCTGTTTGCAGGCGAGAAAGGAGAAAAACCTATGATAGAAGTAACTGACAAAGAAAGAGGTTATGGGGAAGAGGCTATAAAATATTTAGCAGAGCAGAAGGTTATAACAAACCCAGATAAGCACATAGCCAATCTTCGCATTGATGCCTCTAGCTGGGCACTTTGGGTGGCTCAAGCTAATATACTTAGGGGGATGAAATCAAATGGATAAAGAGACGATAGAACTCATAGAGGCAGTCTTGCCTAACCTAGCAGTGGTACTCTCTATTACAGCCCTCTACATAGCCAACAAAGTGAAAAACACTGAGGCGGTTAAGACGCTTACAGAGGGCGAGATAGGTTTTTGGCTCTCCCTGTTTATTGAGGGCGCAGAACGCGTGTTCGGTAGAGCTTCTGGGGATGCTAAAAAGGAACACGTAAAGAAGTACGCCAAAGCTGTAGGTATAGACTTCTCTGACAAGAAGTTTGACATTGCTATAGACAAGACTGTGGAGAAGCTTACAGAGGCAGGTGTTATAAATGCCCACCTCAAAAAATAAGCCAATCATCCTGTCAACTCTCGCCACCATAACGAGTGAAGGCGTGCTACTGGTACTACCTCATATAGCAAACGCTATAGGGCTTGATAGCCATAGTGTATATGTGATTCTGCCAGAGCCTACTAAGATAGTGCTTGAGCAGGTAGGATACAGACCTAAACGCCACAGAAGTAGATATATAGAAGAGCCAAAAGAGTAGGATAACGCCTACTCTTTTTCTGTATAATGAATTGAAAGGAGGAGATTAAATGAATCCACAAGAGTTTATGCAGTTTATACAAGAGTTCCCAGAGGTAGTCCCTTATCTTGAAGCAGATGAAGGACTGATGGCTGAGATAATATTAGACCCTAATTTTAGGGAGGAGATAAAGCAAGAGGTGTACGTTATGAGAGGCGAAGAACCCCCTGCACCAGAGCAACCTGCTCCTATGGTTACAGCGGACCAGTACGGTAGAAAAACAGGAGAGGGGTTCGCTCCTTCTACTGCTGATGGTGGTTGGGATTTTTCTAACAACCGCAAATTTTACGATGAAGAGGCTTTAGCAATAAAAGGCGGAGAAGCTGGCTCCAAAGGATATGACTCCCCTGTTACTAGAGAATGGGGAACTTCTGAGCGAGCGGAATACACATGGCAACCATCTTATAAGGTTAATTCGCCTTCTGGCATGAGCTACGTGGTGGGTGAGGCACAGGCTAAGAAGATGTTCGAGCATATGGTAAATGGGGGCTACGCTAGACCAGAGGACTTCGAAAAACTTGTACAGCCCACAGGAAACACAATGAAAACCTACGACCTCGAAAACACAAACAAGACTATCGAAAATAACCAGAAACAGTACCAATGGATGAATGAGCAATACGCCAAAGACCCAGAAGCCGAAATGCAAAGGCGTGCTGAGCAATGGGACGATTATTATAGAGGACAGGACTACAAAAAGACAGGAGCACAAACCCCTGTAGACACATATGGGCAAAGGGAGCTAGACAGGCTGTACACTGGCAAGCAAAGGGAAGAGGATAACATAAATGCTTTCATAGGTGCTAATGCAGGTAAAGTCTACCCACAGCAACCCAAACCTCAAACATATCAATATGAGAATTTCGATGCCTCTGGAAAGTCTATGGGCTTTACTACAGGTACAAATGGGAAGTCTAATTACATGCAAGGCGCTGTCTATGTAAAAGCCCCTAATGGCAAGAGCTACAACACAGGGTATCAGCCTCCTGCAAATAATCCTGCAACCACTGTAAAATCCCAACCTGCCCTAAATTTTAAGGCGGACTTTAATAATTTTAAGAGTGGTGTCAAAGACATTGTGTATGGGAAAAGCTCAAGGGACAAAGATAGGGACAGAAGAAAAAGCCCTGCTGTGGTTACAGCTAAGCCTGCCACAAAGCCGAAGCCTGCTACAACTACCACAACCAAGGTTACAAGTGGAGGCACAGTGAACAAGAATACAGGTTCTAGTGTAGGGAGTAGAATAGCAAACTCTATAAAAGACAAGCTACTCGCAAGCTTAAGAAAGGGGAAATAACATGGGAATTGTAGCAAGCGTTAAGAATTTTTTTACACCATCTAAGAAGAAAGACCCTAAAAATAGTAAGATAGTACAAAGCCAAAAGAGCACAGGCAACAAGAGCACTTCTAACGGCAAAAACACTGGCTCTATCAAGAGCAATGTTAAGCCTGCTGTGGAGCTAAAAAAGACTGTGAACACAGTCAATAACAAAGTAGTTAAACCTGCTGTAGACACTGTAACCAAGCCTTACGTTCAGAAAGTTAAGCAGGCTGAGCAAAAGGCTACTAACTCTGGAGCTAAATCCACATCTGGAGGCAGAGCACAACTTAGCACAGATGCTAGGTTACAGCAGGTTCTTGAGCAGAATAAACTCAAGCGTGAGCAAGGCAACAAGACCTCTTTAGACTACACAGGTGGGGTAGGTAATCAGTACATAACTGCAACCAGAGGAGGTAAGAAGTATAACTTCAAAACTGACCTTGCCACTGCGAAGCAGAGAGACCAAGTTATAGGTACGACAGGAAGATTAGCTCAAAACCTAGCCTTCAACAACCCTATGTCAAATGCACCACTTCAAGCTGTAACAGGAGCTTATAGAGGGATGCAGGATGCTAGAAAGCAAGGCTCTAACCCCCTACTCGGAGGCTTAAAAGGAGCAGGAGGTGCTTTAGGGCAGTACGGTAAAAACCTAGTAACTAGGGATGGCTTCCAGTATGATTCTGAAATTGAGGCTGTGATGAACGCCAGAGGTAAAGACCCAAGCGGAGCTAGAGATAAGTATGACATAGCTTTAGGACTTGGAGCAGGGCTACTGTCACCTAGCATCACAGACCTCAAGGGGCTAGGCAAAGGCGTGTCTAAGGGCGTTTCCGCATTAACAGGCGGGAAACTAGACCTTACGGATGCTCTTCAAATGGGAGCTACAGCAAACAGAAAATTAGTTCCTGCAACTAAGTCGATGGGTGTAGACCCTAAAGATGTAGACACCCTACTAAATAGTAAGCAGGCAATAAAAAAAGCCAAGGCAGTGAAAGACAGTACCCCAACAGCTAGTAAACTCACTAAGGATGACTTTATGCAGAGAATGTTAGAAGCTCAAAGAGCGAAGCAAGCTGTTAGTGCAGATATCGCCTCTACTGGGACAAAGTCAGCCAAAGCTAGTAAGGAGACCAAAGCCTTGATAAGCTCAGAGCTTGCACAAAGAGCAGACGACCTTGCAGGCATGACTCCTGCTATGAGACAGCAAGCTATTGGTGAAATAGTAGCCAAGCACGTTGACGACCCTGCGGAGCTTAAAAGACTTACTGATGGTTACACTAGCTCTGCCAATAAGAAGTTCGGGCAAACTACCACAGAAGCGGTAGCTAAGCAGGTTGATGACGCCCCTCCTGTAGCCCCTGCTAAAAAGAAAAGAGGCAGACCGCCTAAGAATAAAACAGCACCATCACCAGAAGAGTTAAAACAGAAGATAACCGCTCCTAAGTCTAATGTCATCCCATTTAAAGCTAATAATACAGGGCAGATGGCTATGGATTTATCTCAGTATGGTGTTAAAGGTATAGACGAAGCCCCTGCAATGCTTAAGCAAGCTGATGCTTTAACTTCCATGCCTAAGCAGATAGACGGACAGATGGATTTAGCTCAGCTAATGAAGCAAAACCAGAACATGCCAAAATTCAACGTAACACCGAGCGGGCAGATGGCTATGGACTTATCTCAGTATGGCATGAAGAACTTTGACGATACGTTAGGCAGTGCAAGACAGGCGGATGCGGTAGTGCCTCCTAGAATAGAACCTATAAAAGGGCAGATGGATTTTTCTCAGCTAGGTAAACAGGCTGACGATATAGCAGGGCAAGGAGCTACATTTGGAGCAAAGCAAGCTGATGCTATGGCAGGAGCTAAAGCTGACCCTTTTGCGCCTAAGACAGCAGAAGATATAGCACGTGCCGAGTTTGAGGCGGATGCAGTTGGGAATACTAAAAACCCTTCTAGGTTAAATAAAACCCTTAAGACACTAGGCACACTAGGAGGAGGAGCTTTCTTAGGCACATTACTGTTTGGGGGGGAAGATAAACCTACGAAAGACCCTTACGCTGAGCCTACTGAGGGGGTTGCAGAAGAAGCCACCGCCTCAAGCGGTTCTGGTAGAGCGGGCGGTGGCGCAGGTTATGGCGGTGGCGCAGGTTATGGCGGTGGCGCAGGTTATGGCGGTGGCGCAGGGATGCTAGACCCTAACATGCAGGATACAGGCGGATATGGAACACCTTATAGCGAAGCGGAGTATCAAGCTTACCTTGCTAACCAAGATGCCTACAAGCAGATGGTTGCACAGGCTATGGGACAGCCTTCTATGGCTAATGATATCATGGCTATGCTAGGGCAACCTTCTGGTGCTGTACTTGGGGATTACGCAGACCTTATGGCACAGCTAGGAATTAACCCTAACATCCCTGTGGGACAGCTAGGACAGCAACTTCAAGACTCTGGTATTACTATGATGCCAGATAACTTCATGGACTACGAGCAGTGGGCAGGCGGGTTTGAGCAGGCAGGACAGGCTCTTGATACAGGGCAGACAGACCTACAGGGTGCTTTAGCCTTTATACAAGCTCAGATGCAACCACAGTTCGACCAAGCTGTAAAAGGGCTAAACGCTCAGTATGAGGCGAGACTTAACGCTCTTAAGGAGGACTTAGCTTCAAGAGGACTGTTAAACTCTGGAATTTACGACCAAGCAGTGCTTCTGCTTAATCAAGACCTATCAGCCTCACTGGTAGCCTTAAATGCAGAGCACAACGCCAACCTGTTACAAATGGGTATGCAGTATTGGGGAGATAACCAAGACAGGGCTATGCAACTTCGCCAGATGTATATGCAAGAGAAGCAAATAGCTATAGAGAACTACTATAAGCAGATGCAGATGCAAATGCAGATAGGGCAAATCAACACTGAGAACATGCAAAGAGCTAAAGATAGGCAGTACGAGGTAGCTATGACACTGCTTCAAAGTGAGCTTGAGAAACAGGCAATCATGCTTAAGTATGGCATGGATGGCATGAACATGGCTAATGAGCAGTACCTAAAAGGTCTTAACAAACAGATTCCTAACGTATACAATACAAATAAGAACACCAACGTGAATATGAACTATAATTAATGGTGAGGGCGAAAGCCCTCCCTGTTAAGAAGGGAGGCAGGTCGTGGGATTAAAAAGTGAACTTAAAAAGGGATGGGACAAAATAACCTCCACATTTACAGGCAAGAAGAAAGAGAGCCAACCTACAAATAAGAATAAATCCACTTCCAACAGCAGGAAGAAGGTTCAAATAGAGAATCAGAGAAAATCAGCAGACACAATCTCAAACTACAAAAGCCAAAATGCAAATAAGGCTATCAAGATACAAAACCAAGGGGGCACTGTACCAGAGCTTAAGAAAAAAGATGATAAAGCAGGCTCTAAGCTTTGGAAAAAGACGGTAGAGGTTCTCGACAAAGGAGGTAACTCCTTTAGGACAGGGGCGGATGCTCTTCAAACCAAAAAGACAATCAAGGCTACTGTTGAAGGCTTTAAGCAAGGGTGGAACTGGGAGAAGGAGACAAGAGGAAGGGACATAATAGACCACAACCGCATCCTAACCAAAGCAATTGAAGCGCCTGTTGACTTGCTAGTTAAGGATAAAAAGAAAAATGCCCACACTAAAGAGACTGCAAAGAATGTTGCAGGCTTCGGTGTTGAAGTGGGTCTAGACCCTCTTAACTATGTATCATTTGGTGGAGGAGGCTTTGCTAAAGGGCTTGTTTCTGGAGTGGGCGGAACTGTAGCGAGAGAGACAGCAGAAGCAGGGGCAAAGATAGCAGGCAAGCAGTTAATCCGTGCTACAGCGGGAAAAGGGCTTAAGGCAGACGACCTTCTTAGAGCCATTAAAGATGTGCCGGAGGAGAAAAAAGTTAAAGTTATGCAGGAGCTCGTTAAGCAGGTAAAAACAGGAGGCGCTGTGGGGAAGTACAGCGATGACGTGAGCAAGCTTGCAGGGGATGCCTACGAGCAAGTAGCCAAGACAATGGCTGAGAAGCAAGGTTTCAGTATGCAGAAAATGCTAGATGCTAAAGCAGGCTCTGGTGTTAAGATAGGCAATAAAACTCTAATTAGCTCCTCAAAAATGCGTGATGCGGGTGCAAAACTTAATAGAGGGCTTTTCGGTGAGGCAGGCAACTTAAGAAGAGGAAATGACCGCTTTATGGAGGCTATGCGTAAAGGCTACAAGGCAGGGCTTACAGATGATGAATACCATCTTCTTAGAATGATAGACTCGTCTGCTAGAGGGTACTCAGCTAAAGGCTTTGACAGAGCCCTTGAGAATATCTCCTCTGTTGCTAAAGGCGCAACTAAAGGGGATGAAGCGGTAGTAAGACGTATGCTTGAGCGTGGGGCTGATACTGTCGTAAATCCTACAGCTAAGCAGATGCAGATGTACAATGCTCTTAAGAAAACAGGAGGGGAGATTGCTGAAAGAGAAGTAACTACAGGTATGCTTGGGGCAGACAGGCTTCTTGATAACTACATGCCTAGAATGAAAAGCACTAACCTTCCTAAAATAGATAACAACGCTTTAAGCAACAATAAGGTGTATCAAGAGATAGGCAAGCTTAGAAAAGAGCTAAACCCAAAAATGGGGAGTTCTAATGCTAGAAAGATGGATACTCTAAGCGTTAGGTATGCTAATAAGCTCTTATCAGAAAGTGCTCCAGAGCTTAAAGGGGTTAAGTTCTTTGAGGAGTCCCCAACTAAAGCCTTTGCACTTAGAGCCAAAGACCACTACGACAAAATGGCGCAGAAATTCAGAGCCGATGATATCATAAACTCAGTAGGTAAAAAACTTACGCTGGGCGACATACAAGAACTATCTCAGCCGAAGGGGAATGTTAAGAACTTACTTATCAAACCATCGGAGGCTACAGTTGTACAGCGCTCTACACTGATGCAAATACCTCTTGATGCTAAAGGAACTACTCTCGGTGACGTGGTGGCGTTTGCTGAAAATCAAGGAGCAGACCTTCTGACTGTGCTTAAACAAGGAGGCTTTAAGGGAGACCCTACAGCCCTAGCCCATTTGGGCAACAGACTAGGCAAGCAGAAAGACGAGATAATCACGCACTTAACAGACAGGGACTTATCCGCAATCTCCTCTGTAATGCAGACTAACTTACCTGCTGGAGCAGACCTTCCTGTGTATGCCCTTCCTAACAGGGTGCT